CATGATACTCGCAAGAGGCTTGATTATGACATGACCGTGTTAGGTATTGCCGTAGCAAAGCATGAGTTCCTGCCCGGGGAGGGCGTAAAGGTGTCGTATGTAGACCCCGCAAATGTGGTATATAGCTACACTGAAGACCCGTTTTTCAGGGATGTGTTTTATTGGGGAGAGATTAAAACGCTCCCTATGACGGAGATTCCTAAGATCAAGCCGGACATCACAAAGGAGGAGCTGCAGGAGATCAGCCTGTACAGTCAGAGTTGGTACGACTACTACAACGTAGCGCAGTTCTATCAGAACAGTGTTTTCAGTCGTGATACTGCAACCCTTCTTTACTTTAACTACAAGACTACAAAGAAGATTGTTTACAAGAAGAAGATTCTTGATAACGGTGGCACACGGGTAATTGAGAAGCCGGATACTTTTAATCCTCCCGCAGAAATGATGGAGGAAGGCCGCTTCGAGAAAATTGAGAAAACAATTGACGTTTGGTATGAGGGCGTGATGGTGATGGGTACAAATATCCTGCTTAAGTGGGAGCTTGCTCAGAACATGGTTCGCCCGAAGTCATCCTCTCAACACGCAATGCCGCAGTTTATCGCCTGTGCGCCACGAATGTATAAGGGGGTTATTGAGTCATTGACTCGCAGAATGATTCCATTTGCTGACCTTATTCAGATAACTCACCTTAAGTTGCAGCAGGTTATTGCACGGACAGTACCGGACGGTGTGTTTATTGATGCCGATGGTCTTCTTCTTTAGAAACAAATGGATTGATACCCGACTCCTCTTTGATAATGTTCAGGATTGGCTTTGCGACCATCTCCGACTCAATAAGGTCTTGGTATCTGCTGCGCTTCTCCTGCGACATGGCATCCTGAGCGTAAGCCTTAACCTTGAAAAGTCGGTCAGACATACCATTAACAACAATATCAACAAACTTAGGAAGAATAGGAACAGGAGTCCAATCTAAATTCAAATAGGAAAGGTCTCCGTCAACAGCCAACTCATTCTTATACTTTCCAACAGGTTGCTCACCACGAGCATACAGGCGAACCTCATGAAAATCTCTCCACTGAGAGTAATATCTGCAAGATGTTCCGTCCTTCCGAAACCACTCTGTTTGGATTGCTCTCGCTACTTGAAGGCCATATTCAGGTGACGCTTTTTCGGAATCGCTTAAAAGTTGACTTGGAAACTCAACCGGGCTTACGTCAATAACTATCTCCTTGCTTTTCATATGTGAGTCCAAGTTTTTCTGTTTACTATATGTGCGATGTTTGTTTTTGACATATTAAACATCTTAGATATTTTTCGTTGGCTAAATCCCATTTTACTTAATTCCCTTATTTTAATTACATCTTTTTCAGATAGTTTTGATGCCTTTTGTTGCTCCCCTCTTTTTGCAGACTCGCGCATTTTTTGCTTCCTCTCTTCAGAGAGCTTAACCCCTAAGCCCATCCCCTTGCGTACTTCTGAAAGTTTTCTTTTATGCTCTTCAGATAGCTTTTTACCTTTATGAACCTCCGACACCCTTCTCCTTTGTTCCTCTGATATGATTTTACCTTTATTTGGTATGCTCATTTTCAGTTTTGCTTCTTCAGTATGTTTTAACCCAAGGCATCCATCTCCACCTTTAGTTATATTGCAAAGAACGCCTCCATCTTCTTTTCTTCCATAAATGGCTATAAACTCAATCTCTTTTTCTTTGGCAAATTCATAATCTATTTCGTCAAACAATATCTCTACTCTGTACTCAGTTTTACTGACAATGCTCTGCCAATGCTTATTCCTATGTGTTTTAGAATACGCCCTCTTTATATGAACCCCTATTCCTATGTAGAATGGTTGGTTTTTATCGAGCCGGATATGTCTATACACACAAGCCACTATCTCATCAACTGACTGATACTCCCGTCGTTGCTATACCTTGCGAAGTTAATACTAATTTTCGATTCTTTTTTCTCCGGCACATAGAGGTGTTTTTGGTTTGCCATGATCGCCAACCCCGAGCTGATTGCAGCATCATATTTTGTCCTGTCATTGATGTCAAACTTAGCCCAACTCTCCAATGTCCTCGTGAACGGCATTGTACCGATCTCATCGGGCGGCCTGTATGTTCCCTCAAAGTCAAACCCGACGTGCTTCTCTATATAGGACTCTATGGCAGATGCGTGTGCCTGCTTAATATCCTCGGAAGTGTTTGGTATGCCACCAAGCTCACGCTCGGTCTTTGTCAGCTTAGCAAAAACCTTATCGGGTCTGTTAAGGCTGAACGGTCTGTAGCCCCTGTTCTTAAAGTGATACAGCAGGCGTGGCTTATTATTCTCCGCCAACACGGGCATCCCATAAAACACGCAAGCCATCAGCACATCCTCAAAAAATATCTCAGCCGTCTGAGGTCGGGCAATATACTCCAAGAAGAACTCATTACTCGGCCCTTCGTCCACGTGAAACTTAGTAAGCCCATGCAGAGAACCATTAGACCCCCTGCCGCCAACAACCGCTGATATGTCGTATGGGTCGCAGCCGAAAGACCCCATATGCTCATTCCCGGGATAAAAAAGCCCATTCTTCTCGTGATACCTGTTCTGAAGGTGCAGTGGCGGAAGCCAACTGACCAAGAACCGCCCGTGCCTGTCGGGAGTCCATACAACCTTTGTATCCTTTTGACCATCCCTCCAATGGAAGTTTCCACGGGTAAGGTAATGCTCCTTAATCATGGAGTCATTGTAGTCAATCTGATGGTATATTTTGGTGAGGTTGAATAGCGACTGCTTGCTCTCGTCCCTGAATGCGTGCGACTCCGTGCGTGGAAACTGCCGATAGAACTCGTTAAGTGCATCAGAGTCGCTCTTTAATGAGTCAACCTCGGCCTCCCAATAGTCAATAGCACCGTTTTTAATTAACTGACCATCAACACCACGAATGGGGTCTAATGGCTTACGGAGTACGGGCCTTCCATAAATATCGATAAACCCCTCCATGTTCCACTCCATAGGGATAAACAGGGAATATAGTCCACTTTTTGTCTGACCGTTGGCATTTCGAGTGGTAACCCTTGAATCCTCGTAAAGGCTCTTAAAATTATCCCCTCCCTTATTAAGTGCATTGGAGGTAGACCCCATCATACACTTTCCGATAATCTTACTACCAAGCCTCAAACAAGTCTTAGTGACCCTCCAATTATTTTGTATGTTATTGGGCTTTAGCCACTTACCTGATTCATCGCTCACTAAAAGCCTTAGCTTCTCTCCGTCATAGGAGTTCTCTTCAGTATTTTTCCAATCGATTGTTGTATCCAAACCATCGTACTCCTCTGCTGCTAACTCGTGCATATTCTTCTTTGTGATCTTGGATGCAGGTACACGGAAGGAAAGCTCTGTCTTTGGCTTATCCATACCATCCATAATCGGCTTGAAAAAGAATGGAAGTTTACTATTGATTGGCACGACCTTATCCGTAAACATCTTCTTGGCATCAGCACCTGTCTTTGATAAAATACCAACCCGGGCATCTCGGACAATTGTGCCGATATTTACGCACTCTGCTGAAGACATGAAGGAGAAGCCCGAACGCCTGATCTTAAGATAAACCATCCCAAAGCATCGTGAGTCAGCTTTACACGCCTCCCAAAATATCCACAAAATCCTGTTGGCCTCCCGGAAATCAGGATACCCTACGTCAATGCACGACCATTGAAGGTACATATAATGAGAACCCGTAATGTAAGTAGGTTCTCCGGCATTCATAAACCAAAAACCTTCCTCACGATAATCAAACTCACGCTCAATGTAGTCCACCCACCGGGCCTTAAAGTCCGATGGCATAGCATTCCATTGGAAAATTGAGTTAATTTTTGATAACTCTTTTGGAAGTAATTGCCTCTCCCAATACTGCTCACTCTTGGTCTTGCTTCTGCTATGGCACTCTTCAGGCTCAGCAGGCAAGGCAATAACAAGCCCCGATATGTCAACTATCTGACCTATCTGACCCGTTTTAGAGATGACCACCATGTCGTACTTGTCATTGTACCCATAGCTCCACGCCCTCACCTTATTCTTGTTCTTAATAATGGCTGAGGGTACATGGTTCTCTAAAACCCTGCATATGAGATTATCTTGATCGTCGCTCCGCAAATCCCTGTTTTGTATCTATTTTTGATGGCCCTTTATCGAGGTTTTCAAGAGTTTCCTTCTCCGACTCTATCCGGCTAAGTATCTCGAAGGCGTCGAAAATAGCCAATTTTTTTGTGGCTGCAGCGTTCTTGAGCTTATCTGCTGCCAAGTCATCCTCAGCATTACCTTTAAGGATATCCTCCTTCGCAACCTTTATCAGCTGCTCAACAGCCGCATATCCTGCGGAAATTATGTCCTCCTTGATCTCCCTTGTACTCTTCATAATTTGATTGTTATCTGATGGTCAAACATCCGATAGAGCTTCTCGCCCTCTACATTAAATTCATACTCGCTGTCCGGGGCAAAGCAAACCATATCCCCCGCATTAACGCCCTTACTCTTAAGGTACTCGTTCGGATACTTCATCATGCCCATAAGCGGCTCTTCAGAAAATGGCTTCACAATATACGACTCTGTTGCCGGGATAGGCTTCACAAAGCAGTACCTGTCATGCGTGAACCACTCCTGCCCCCGCTTATAAAGAAAGAACTGATCAAACTCAATGAAGAACTTATCGTCCTTGAAGAAGCTATGACCGCTCTTTTGCCGACCCTTCATGTCATTGTAGAACTTAAAGGTGTTATGGTGAACCAACAGGATATCCCCAACACAAACAGGGCCACCGTACCCCAATGGGGTTTCGATGACCTCTGCGAATCTGTTTGAGAACTTGTGGTCTTCTTCCGAAGTACTAACTATTAATTCTTTGCCACCTATCTCCTTCGTATTATCGTATCGTTTTCCTTTTACGGGTCTCGCTATGAAGTAAAATGGCGATTTCATTAGTAGTTTATATTATACTCGATTGATATTGGGACTGTTGAATTGAACTCCTTCCAAAGGAGAACCTCGTCCTTTTGATTTATGATGTAAACTTTGATCGAATTACTTACCGGGTCTTTCTTTATAAGGTGGATTTGATGGGTATCACCAAGAACGTGCTGATCTACAATATAGTGCATAGCACCACTCTTGTAGTCAGGCCCTACCGAAATCTTCCTTATGTCCATTAGTTGGATACCTTATTGACAGTCAATTTGATTGATGGAATGATTGGCTCTACAATTCCTGTCGGAGTATTAATGGTAACGTCAGTATCTGACGTAGCCCACATAATCTCAAAGTATGGGTCTGTATCGTCAATGCTACACTGAGCGATAAAGTTCCATGAGGCAATCATCTCTCCGGTATTGTCACGAACAGTAAGCGACTTGTGAGAATATGGAACGTCAGCCCCATTGTATTTAAGCCAAATATCAACAGTGGCATGAGGGCCTCCGGTAGTTCGATTAAGTTGAGCAGCGAAGTTAATGTTGTAGATGCCCGATGTAGCCGGAGTAATCCTTGTAGACTCCCCTGTTCCATTAAGGTCGATATTAATACCGCTCACTATATCCGTCACCTCAAACTGCATTGCATACTCAGTATTGGTGAGCAATGCAGCCTGAGCGACCTCAGAGTGTGCCGATATGTATGGTAAAGTCACGGCAGTTGCCGGGTCTTGCCATATTGGAGCAGCTCCTCCACCCTGACTAACCAAGATAAAGCCTAATGTACCTGCATCACCACCAACAACAAACTCACCATTACAGTTAAGGCTACTTGTGATCGTGGCAGAGTCTGCCGCAAATCCATTAAGCCCTAAGTCAAGTCCTTGCGTTGCCCCTGTGTATGGGACAAAACTTAGCGATAGGTTTCCGACGATAACCGACTCGGCAAGATCAATAATATCCCCAACCGTAAAGTTCTTGGTTTGGTTGGAGTTCTCATTGTCGCTGCCTATGAGCCGATCACTGATGGTGACATTGCTGTCCGTTTGGTATGTGCTTATCTTAGCCATTAGCTTTTATTTTTTCTGAGTTACCTCTCCGGTTTGAATATTAATGACGGTATCATTTCCGTACTTTTCAACCAACGCCTTCTCGTGTACCGCAAATTTAGCCTTCAGATCGTCAATAGCTTGAATGATCTGATGCTTCTGAAGCTCAACGTCAGCAAGCGAAAGTTTCATCTTTGAGAAGGTCTCATTCATTGATTGAATTGCCTTCAGTTCGTCGTTTTCTAAGAATACTGCTTTTTTCATTTGATTTGGTTTGATTATTTAGTTTGATTCTGATTTGAACATTTGGTCGTCGGAGTTGGTGAAAAGATTCTTGATCAGGTAGCTTACAGCTGCCAACACACCCATCTTCACACTCATCCACAGCTGAGCATCACTTACATTCATGCCGGACTCCATCATAGTGCCTACCAAAGAGAGCATTACAGTACCTGCGGCAACCGTAGCACCCTTGGCAAGGTCGTGAAAGTTGATTCTTAAATATCCTGATGTTTTCATGGTCTAATTATTAGTTCACGAAGATAAGACTTTTTTATAAAGCCTGCTCGTTTACGATTGTAAGCGTGATAACGTCTCCCTTACGATTCATAATGGCCTTGATTGCACTCTCCACAAAACTATACGCCTCACGGCTATTTAGCACAATGTCCCGACCCTTCTGACCCGGCAGCAAGCACCCCTCGGTGTCAGCGTCCGTGTTCCCGGGATGGATGCGAATCCCTTCCCACTTAACCTTACCCGACCTTACGGTGAAGTCATCGCTGTTATAGACCAATGGTAGGATACGCTTGAACCTGTTTGACATGGTCATCTTGATCTTATACTCCCCCTCAGGTATGCAGGTGAAGTTCTTAATCTTTACGCCATTTGGTCGGGCCTCATCCTCAAGGATGTTGGTGATAAAATGTTCACCACCGCTCGGGTCTGTAAAGTACAACTCTCCAATGGTTGACTTTGTTGTGAACCACTTCCGGATTAATTTAAGGTCGCTCATCGTCCCTGTCCCCTGTATTTTTTAACGTAGTTCTTGCTGCTCTTAAGGCTGCTCGTCTTTGATTTTGCTACAACGCCCTTCCGGCTAACCTTTCGAGTTACCTTCTTTGGACTTTCTTTTGATTGCTTTGCCATTAAAATTTTGGTTGGAATACAAGTTGTTCGACTCTGTTTATACGCCTCTCCTGATCATGCAGCTGTTGCTCATGCTTTATGACGGCCTCTGCCGCAACATCAATCTTCTTGTCGATTTTTATCAAGAAGTAAACAATCACTGAAAGCATCAGTGGTATTAATGATACCGTTATTACTTTGTGTGACTGAGTCAATCTATCGGCATTCTTCTGTGTCATTTCAATCAATGAGTATTTTTATGTTCTGTATCCTTTTATTGTAGAGTCGCTATCGTCATAGTATAAGTATGTGCATCCAACAGACAAGGTCTCCAATGCAAAGTAGGCATCAGCAGTTGCCTTGTCAGCAAATAATGGAAGATTTCCATTTGATATTATAAAGTTTCCAACTGACCCATTGTTTTTGCCTGCCTGATAGCCTATAGCAACTACGGAGTCTGAGGTATTGCCACTACCCGCTTCAAATCCTATAAATATACTCTCGATACCTCCATTGTTTTGTGCTGCCGACTGACCTATAGCAATAATGGTTGACCCTGAATTGCCATTAGCAGCATCCCGACCAATAGCATCTACATATGACCCCGTGTTTAAGTATGCAGCATCCCTTCCAATGGCATTTACGTGCATACCTTGATTTTGGTAAGCAGCCTCATGTCCAACACCAACGACATAGTCACTTAAATTTGCTTCGCCTGCTGCGTTTCCAATAAGCACAGAACTAACTCCAATATTAGAGCTTCCGGCATTTATTCCAATAGCAACAAGGTCTGAACCTGTATTAGCGTATCCTGTATTAAATCCTATTGCAACAGTATTAGACCCACTACAGCTATAGGCTGAACCTAATCCAATAGCTATAATGTTAGCACCACTGTTTGTCCACCCTGCATTTAATCCTATGGCTATAGCTTCATTGCCCGTATTTTGAAATAATGCAGACTGACCTATTGCTATTACTGCCTCTCCTGTATTTGACGAGCCGCTTGCGTTACCAAGAAAAAATGAGTCCCCACCTATATTTGATGCTCCCGCTCCCGCTCCAAATGCTAAAATTTGTGAACCTGTATTGTTTTTTGCCGCCTCAGTGCCGATAGCAATAACATTTGGCCCTGTATTATTTAATGCAGCATCAGTTCCAATAGCAAGTGTTGACAAGCCCGTATTAGACCTTGCAGCATTTTTACCAACTGCAATAACACTTGAAGCGTTATTTAATCTTCCTGCTTCGTATCCAATTGCAATAAGTTCACTGCCCGTATTTTCTTTTGCAGCCCAAAATCCAATACCAACAGTATAATTGCCCGTGTTGTCGTACGCTGCATCCTCTCCAAAAGCTGAAACAAAAGTTCCTAAATTATTTGTAGCTGATCTGTATCCTATTGCTATAAGGTTAGTGCCACCATTACCAAGTCCCGACTCCTGACCAATGCAGGTGACATTACTGCCAACATTTGCAGTACCCGAGTTTGTTCCTATAAAGACTACATTCGTACCAATACTTCCCAAGCCTGAGTTTGTGCCAAGTCGTATAATGCCGCTTGCCATGCTCCTGTCATTATCAATGACCATCTGAAGCGTAAGGACGAGTGCATCCTTGAGGATGTCATGATATTGGTGGCTGACATGGAGATTGGTAACGTGCTGCAGCTTGAGATGGTCTTAAAGCCCATCGTTTCGGAGGGTAAGAAGTTGTTGATTATATCGCCATGCAGCGTAAACGTGGTCAACACGTTGGCAGCTAATGTGGTGAGAGGAAATTTGAAGTGTTGCGCCATTTCACCGCCCAATTTTGGGTACAAGCAGCACGAGTTGATGCAGGACATCGCCATTTCGGTGGGTGCAAACTACTTCAGCGAGAAAACGGGTGACGATCTGAGCCATATCAACTACGGGGACTTGGGCCATGCGGCAAAGGTCATCGTCAGCAGTGATCGGACGGTCATTATCAAGTCAAATGTCAAGTCAAAGCAGTCCGAGATTGACGAGCGGGTAGCTCAGCTGTGGGATGCCCACAAGGAGGCCACTAAAAAGGGTGACAAGGACTTCATATTGGAGCGTATTGCATCACTTACGGGTGGAATAGGGGTCATTCATGTCGGTGGAAACACCGATTTGGAGCAGAAGGAGCTTTATGATCGGGTTGACGACGCTGTGTGTGCGGTTCGTTCGGCCTTGGAGGAGGGTATTGTGCCGGGTGCAGGCAAGGCATTGTACGACATCAACCTAAACAAGCTCGGTATCAAGTGGGACGACAAGAATATGGCCGTCGCAGGCATGATCATTAAGGAGGCGTTGGATGCTCCGTTAAAGCAAATCCTTGCAAATGTTGGCTTGGATGCAAATGAGATGTACAAGCGGGATATGTACACGACTGAGGGTTGGGGGTACGACCTTAAAAAATGTGTTTGGGGCGACCTTATTCACATGGGCGTTATTGACCCGCTGAAGGTGACACGCTCTGCATTGGAGAATGCGGTGAGTGTGGCTGTGACGATTCTCAGTACAAATGCAATAGTAACAATGGCAAGATCATACGAGAGCGCATGAAACCAATCGGC